ACTAGACAGTGTCAAGTTGGCTACAAGAAGCAGAAGAACACAATAAACGCTAACAAAAGTATGCAAAACGCTTGCAAAAGTTAGCAGGCTAGAAATACTGGAAAGAAAAGAGGAATGATAAGGGCATAACTACTCAGCCCTATCTTGCTTTCTGATTGCTTATTTGCTTGCTATCTGTATTTGTGATGGCTTGTATTGCGTGCTTGTTGGTGTGTAATAGCTGGTTATCAACCTACGAGCAAGCTATCAAGTTAGTGATGACTTGCTTACTCGACTGTTCGGTGCACGACTACCTGGGACTACCAGCTACTACACGTGTCTAGGCTACCACACATACGTACATAAAGGACTAAATACATGCGTGGAAGAAGTGATGATGTACTTGCTGTGTTGTTAGCTACATGCATATAGGCATATACACATACAGTCAGTCAGTCAGCTAGGTATGCAGTACACCTGACCCCAGCCACCCCACCCCCACCCCCCCGGGTACCGTCAATTTGTATATATATAAAGGGTAGGGAGCCGTGGTTACTTCTAAATACTTTGTATGCTACGAGTTTCTAGTTTGTAGTTTTGATGGCAGACACATTCTTTGTTTGGGCAGTAGTAGTAGGCGTCTTCGTTGTAGTCATGGATGTTTTCCATTTGTTTACCCCGTACCCTTGTTTTGTTAAGTACTAGTACTTTTTTTCTACTACTTTTCGTCTGTTACTTCTGTGCTACCTGTTGTGAAGGCTGCTTCATAACCTGGGTAGTCTTGTAGTTTGTCGTTCTCGTCGAGTATGTAGGCGTGGTCACCAATGATTACTAACATTGAGTTGGTCATATGTGCAGTATATACGCTCTAGCTACTAACGCGGCCTAGTGGCGGCCCGTCGGCTTCGCCTCCTCCTCGCCTAGTGCTTTAGCTTCGCTTCGCTCGCACAGCACGTGTTTTTATTGTCCTCTTAAAAAGAACCAGAGAGAAGTTGCCAAGAGAGAGAAGAAAAAACCCCCCCGCTGAACATCAACTTAAAAAGTTGGGGGAAGTCGTCAGCTAACTCGCCTGGCTAGGTTACGCAACAGGGCTTGAATATTTTCTTCTCTTAAAAAAGCGGCAAGGCGACCCCGTTTGACGGTCTACATCCTCGGTTATATTTCCTGGCTACCCCGACTTTGTCGGCACCAGGGTTTCCCCGATAGAGCAGGATTCCCACCTGACACCACTGTTCACGCCGTGGTGGGCGACACTTTCGTGCTTAGTGAAGTTGTGTTCTATAGTACAGCTTGTTTCATTACATGCGGCGCTAGTACTTGATATACCTGTGATATATCACCGCTTACTATCTGCTTGTTCTTTTGCATATGTAATCAAGCTTGAGCAATCGTTGCGGCTCATGCCTTCAGTGTATGGAATACCAAGCTTCTTCATATATGCTAACTGCTTAGGCGTTGGCGCAATAAAAGGCTTTGGTTTCTTCTGCGTGTATGTGATGTACCGGTTCGATGGAAGACTGCGCTCCCAGTTCATTCGTGTCATGTCGTGCTCCTTGGATTAAATCTTACCTTGGTTTTTACGCTTTTGGTAAGCCTTCTTGTTGTTTTCTTTGATTTTTGCTGGGTCTACATTCTTTTTGTATTGGCGCGATACCTCACAAACAGAGCAGTCCTTGGCAATTCGATATTTGCCTTCATAAGAAAACGGCATTCCATGCCGGCAATGGAGCTTCTTATGATTGTACTGACGCTTCTTGGAGTTTCTGTCAGCCATGTTGTCTGCAACAGTTCCAAGAACTAGATGGTCTGGGCGGACACAAGCTGGGTTGTCACAGGTGTGTGTGACGTGTTTTCCCGTTGGCCACTCTCCGTGTTCAAGAAACCACGATACGCGGTGGGAGTACTGGGTCTTCAGGTTGATGCTGAATCGGCCATATCCGTTGTACAACAGGTGTGCTTTCCACACCCAGCATCCGTCGGTCTTATCTACTTTTTCCCAGAAGCGTTCTTCTACTGGTCTGAGTGGTCGTTTACTTTTCATTGTATTTCTCCTGTTCGTCGTGCCAATATTGTGCTTCTTCTTCTTCTGACCAGTTTGGTGGCCATGGTTCTCGTTCGATGCCTTCAAACGCATCTAGTGGAAATCCGTTATTGATATACTCTTCGTGCTTGCTCATACCTGTTAGCATACACCATGTTGGTTCACCGTAGTGGATGTAACGAAACAAACTTCTATATAGGAACATTTTTAATTTTCGGAGGGTAATACATGGCTGCAGCTTTATTGCTTACACAAGAGCAGGAAGCTTATTTGGCGTGGTTACTCACTCCTGAAGACCAACGTGAACCGGCAACTAAGCGTGCCTATGCAGATTCAAAGGAAATGCACGAGAACACGCTGCGTAGTTGGGAAAAGAAAAAGAACTTTATAGAACGGTGGAAGTTGGGTGTTGAAGGACTCAATCAATCACCAGAACGGACACAGAAGCTCTTGGATGCGCTTTATATAAAGGGAATCTCTGGCGACACAAAGTCGGCGGAGCTTTACCTGAAAGCTACTGGCAATATGCCTAATGCATCCACGTTGAATATCAAGACCGAAACTTCACTCCGTGATATATCAGACGATGAACTGGAAAAGATGATTCTGGAACTTGGTGCAAAGCAAGTAAAGAAGGCCCCAGTCTTTCCAATGTCAATTACCGAGGCAAATTAATGCGAGCACAATGGTCCGCTCCAGGCGGAAACACACTTCAAGGGCGTAGTAATGCGCTCCAAGTGCAAATCAACAACACGATTAAGCGCGCACTCAAAGAACAAAGCGACGCTCTATTAAACGACCACCAACAAGAAGACTTAATCAATGGTGGCGATGCTTCAACAACCCAGTTCCATTATCTTTTAGTTCCTAACACGACAGCAATGGGCGCATCTACTACAGCCGCTGGTGCATTTGACGCAAACACAGGTGCAGCTGGTTCATTAACTCCTGCAGCAACAGCGTTTGGTACTGCACAATATGTATTTAAGACACGCAGAGATTTCCGCAACGCAGGAAGAGGTTACTAAATGGCTGTTGTAGTCCAAGTACGTCGAGATACGGCAGCTAACTGGACTTCTGCCAACCCTATTCTTCTTGCTGGTGAAATTGGTTACGAGTACGACACAAACAAAGCAAAGATTGGCGACGGCACAACCAACTGGGTAGGTCTTCCTTATCTTTCCACGGCAACAGGACCAACTGGCTCGACTGGTTTCACAGGACCTACAGGTTTCACTGGACCAACGGGTGCTGCCAGCACCGTTACTGGTCCAACAGGCGCGACTGGTGCAACCGGAAGCACAGGACCTACTGGCGCGACGGGTAGTACTGGTGCAACAGGAGCAAGTGTCACTGGTGCAACAGGTCCGACAGGCGCTGCTTCTACAGTAACGGGACCTACGGGTTCTACTGGCGCAACTGGTGCTACTGGAACGCAAGGTTCTACTGGACCAACAGGTGCTACTGGAGCAAATGGTTCTATTGGTGCCACAGGTGCCACTGGTGCAACCGGAGCAACTGGTTCTCAAGGTTCAACTGGAGCTACTGGTGCTACTGGTAGTACCGGCGCTGCATCTACGGTAACTGGTCCAACCGGCCCTACAGGTTCACAAGGTTCTACAGGTCCAACTGGTTCAACTGGAGCTACTGGTGCTGCGAGCACCGTAACGGGACCTACTGGGCCAACAGGCGAAACAGGAGCAACTGGAAGTATTGGAGCTACTGGAGCTACAGGCGCTACAGGGGCCGCAAGTACTGTTACTGGTCCGACTGGATTTACAGGTCCAACGGGACCTACAGGTGCTACAGGAGCGGCTTCTACAATCACGGGACCTACTGGTGCTACAGGTGCTACAGGCGCATCCGTAACTGGTGCAACAGGAGCTACAGGTTCGACTGGTCCAAACTTCGGCGCATTGCCGTACACATTTAGTACGACGACAACTCCGAGTGGAATATCTAACGGACAAATTCGTTACAACAACGCCACACCGTCTTCGGCTACGGAAGTTTATATCAGCACCAAAGACCGATTTGGTAATGACCTTGAACCGTTTTACATAATTTCTACGCTTACGGAAGCAGTTTTCCAAAACGCAACTGGTGGAGCGAACTACCACGCAATGGCATTGGCAAACAGCACATTGTTTACATCGCCTAATTATATTCAATTTGATATTTCTGATTTTTCTTCTGCTGGTGCTGCATTTACAAACGGGTTGAATCTTCTCGTTGCATACGAACTAAAAGGTGCGACTGGTCCAACTGGCGCAACAGGTGCGACTGGTGCAGCAAGTACAGTCACGGGACCTACGGGCGCAACAGGAGCCACGGGTGCCACTGGAGCTGCTTCTACGGTTACAGGACCAACTGGTTCTACTGGTGCACAAGGAGCAACAGGCGCGACTGGACCAACTGGAGCACAAGGTGCAACGGGAGCTACTGGAGAGACTGGACCACAAGGCATACAGGGAGCAACTGGCCCGACTGGTCCACAAGGAGTTACTGGACCTACTGGCGCACAAGGCGAGACTGGACCTACTGGCGCTACTGGAGAAACAGGACCGCAAGGAGTTACTGGAGCCACAGGTAGTACTGGTGCTCAAGGTGTAACAGGTCCAACCGGATTTACAGGACCAACTGGTATTCAAGGTCCAACAGGTGAAACTGGTGCGCAAGGCGTCACCGGACCAACAGGTCCTCAAGGCGTTACTGGACCAACTGGTCAAATTGGCGAAACTGGTCCGACAGGTCCGCAAGGAATCCAAGGCGTAACAGGACCAACTGGACCTCAAGGAATACAGGGTGTTACAGGACCTACTGGAAACACGGGAGCTACAGGTCCCACAGGTGACACTGGACCTACTGGTTACACCGGCCCAACTGGTTTTACTGGACCGACAGGTGCAACAGGAGTTCAAGGTACAACTGGTCCGACAGGAGCTACGGGTGACACGGGACCAACTGGTGCCGCTTCAACGATTACAGGACCTACAGGACCTACTGGTGCGCCAGGTCAGTCGTCATCGTATTTTGATTACAAAGCTAAAACCACTGCAACAAGCGGTGACCCAGGTAACACATATTTGTTGTGGAACAATGCAACACAAATTTCTGCGACACAAATAAATGTTGATGACATTGACAAAGATGGTTACGACGTTCACATCTTCTTAAATAATGTTAAACCGAACGACGAACTTTTTATTCAAGATGCAAGTAACTCGGTAAACTATCAAGAGTGGAAAGTAACAAGCGTTACCGACCAAACAACACATGTTGAATACGGTGTTACTTTTGTTTCGTCTGGTGGCACAGGAACAACAAACTTCGCCAACAACCACGAAGTGTTGCTCATTATTCGTGATATTGGTGCAACAGGGCCAACTGGACCCCAAGGAGCAACTGGACCTACAGGTGCCCAAGGTGCAACCGGGCCGACTGGCTACACAGGACCTACGGGCGCGCAGGGTGTTACTGGCCCACAAGGTGAGACAGGACCAACTGGTGCTCAAGGAGTTACTGGTCCGACGGGAGCACAAGGCGTAACAGGAGCAACAGGCGCGACTGGACCTACTGGCGCGCAGGGTGAGACTGGTCCGACTGGTGAAACTGGAAGTACGGGCGCTCAGGGAGCTACTGGACCAACAGGTGCTCAAGGCATCCAAGGTCCGACTGGACCAACTGGTGCTCAAGGAGAGACAGGTCCACAAGGTGTAACAGGTCCGACTGGACAAACTGGAGCGACAGGCGAAACAGGTCCAACTGGCCCAACAGGATTTACGGGTCCTACTGGAGCCGCATCAACGGTTACTGGACCGACTGGCGCAACCGGAGCAACTGGTGCGTATTCACAAATGTTCCCGAATGTATGGGAATTTAAAACCAGTGGAACAACCACCCCAGCGTCTGGTGAATTTAGTGCTGTTGGAACAACTGTTTATTTCAACATGACTGATGATGATTCAGCTGCACTCAATAATTTTTTTGCATCAAGCAATTACTTCATTAGTGGTCTTTATTACTATCAAGAATCACTAAACCCAACAGCTCCAATATTTGTCAATATTCAAGAGTTTAAATACACTGGAGTAAATGCTTCAACTCAAGTTCAATTTACCTGTCCATCAGCATTCCCAACGTTGTCAAATAATGTTCGTTATCGAATTGGATTCTTGTTGCAAGGACAAGATGGCGGAACAGCAGTTGATTATTTCTTTGATACATCTGCATTATCTGGCGCTACACAAGGTTCGATTGGAACAGACAATGCATCAGTAGCTAGCGCAACAATTGTTTATGTAGGAACTTTAAGCAATGAAGGAGAGAGCTACGGAACACTGTGGTCTTCTTTGAAAAATGGAGACATTTTCACAGTCAACTCTGCACAAAGTTCTACATCAATGGCTGTATTTAATGTCACTGGAACACCAACATCCATAAGTAACGGTTATTCAATTCCAGTTACTGTCATTGCAAGCGAAGCATTCAATAGTTTGGAAGCTGTCACTATAAACATTTCTCGCGGTGGAGCAACAGGTCCAACAGGACCGACTGGTGCAACTGGTGCGGATTCAACAGTTACTGGTCCCACAGGCGCTGCTGGTGCCACGGGTGCAACAGGACCGACTGGTGCTACTGGTCTTACAGGACCTACAGGTGCAATAGGAACTGCTGCTGGATTACACAATTACGAGTTTGATGGTTCATCCACAGGTCCAACTGGAATAACAGATGGTCAAGTTCGTTGGAATACAATCAATACAGCAACAGCAACAGAAATATATATTGCACAAGATGATTTAACGAATACTGGTAACGGCATTGTTCTTAATTCATGGCAATATGGACAACTTTTTATAACTACCGAAGATTTTGATTCGGGAGTTAGTGCTCAATATGCAGTAACCGGAGCCACACTGCAAGGCGGCGCAAATCCTGCCTATATATATTCTGTTACAAATCTTACATCTAACAACTTCAACCCCAACACTTACGACGGAACTAGAATTTCGTTACAGTTTTTTGGTTCTGGACAAACAGGTCCTCAAGGAAATGTTGCTGGTTCTCCGTACCGATGGTCATCATCGACCACAATGGCAAACCCTGGTACCGGAGCAATTCGTTACGACAATGGAACTATCGCTGCAGTTACACAAATTGCCGTTGACAACCAACCATTTCCAAACGGTAACAGCAATGATGATTGGTTTGCAACTTGGGATGATGTAACTTCACCAACCAAGGGCTATTTGTATGTCCAGGGAGCTAGTGCTGGAGATACAACATTTAACGTATTTGCAGTAACTGGATTAGCAGACCAAGGAAGTTGGTGGTTAATTGATGTTGATTATGTAAATGGAGCAATCCCGACAGCTCTCGAAAACGTTGTTCTCAATTTTGTTTCAGCTGGAATCCAAGGTGTAACAGGTCCAACTGGTTCCACGGGTGCTGCTTCTACCGTAACTGGCCCTACTGGTAGCACCGGACCGACTGGTGCAACTGGTGCGGATTCAACAGTTACTGGACCAACTGGACCCACAGGTGCGACAGGAGCTGCAAGTACAGTAACTGGACCGACAGGACCTGCTGGTGAGACTGGCCCAACAGGTCCTACGGGTGCTGCTGGTGAAACTGGACCGACAGGACCAACTGGTGCGGCTTCAACAGTTACAGGTCCAACTGGTCCAACTGGTCCAACTGGTGCTAATTCCACGGTTACAGGTCCAACTGGGCCTCAAGGAACGACTGGTCCTACAGGACCTACAGGTATCGCAATATACGATACTGAAGACGGCGTTTTGTCACAACAGATTTTTAGCTAAGGAGCAATCATGGCAACGTATACAAAAGTAAAACTTTCAGGTAGTACTAACGGCAGAGGAATTAAAGTTGCTGCTACGGCAACTGCCGGTACGACTATTCATCAAACAGGCACAGCAAACATTGATGAAGTATGGCTATATGCATACAACTCGGACACTGTTGCAAGAGTTTTGACTATTGAATGGGGTGGAGTTACCGCACCGGATGACAACCAAAAAATTACTATTCCATCTTTGTCTGGTTTGACATTGGTTGTTCCAGGGTTGGCTTTGTATCCATCTGGGTCTGCACTAACCGTTGCCGCGTTTGCTTCTGTAACAAACGTCATCGTTATCACAGGATTCGTAAATAGAATTTCATAATGGCAAATCCGCTTCGTAGAGTGATGGCATCAAGCCAAGTCAATGAATGGTTTGGCGCGCAATCAATCGAAACACCTTCACGTCTAATAACCAATTCAATTCGTGTTGATTATTTAGTTATTGCTGGTGGAGGCGGTGGCGGATTTTCAACTGGAGGCGGTGGCGGAGCAGGCGGCTATCTTGAAGGAGTAGCAAATATTGCACTTGGTGCAAACTATGTTGTTTCTGTTGGGACGGGTGGTTCTGGGGCAACTTCTGGAGCAAGAGCAAACAATGGAACAAGTTCGCAATTTGCAAATGCTTTGGCAGATGGCGGCGGTGGAGGAAGTGACACTGGAGCAGCAGGAACAAAAGATGCGAAATCTGGTGGCTCTGGTGGAGGCGGAGGGTGGCCAGTTAGCCACTTAACTGGTTCTGCAACACAAAAAAGCACATTTGATGGTCTTGGTTACGGAAACGATGGCGGAGTTCCATTAGATATTAACTTTCGTGGAGCTGGAGGCGGCGGTGCTGGAGAAAAGGGAGGTAGCGCAGGAACATCGGGCGGAGCTGGCGGAGCTGGCGGAGCAGGAAGAGCATCTTCTATAACTGGAACGTCAGTAACTCGTGGTGGCGGAGGCGGAGCAGGCGCAGTCTTTCAAACAGCAGGCGCAGCTGGTTCTGGCGGTGGTGGAGCAGGCGCAACATCAGGAGTTGGAGGCTCCGGAACAGCAAACACTGGAGGAGGCGGAGGCGGCGGAGGAAACGCAGCAAACGGTGGAGTTGGTGGAACAGGCGTGGTAATTCTTCGTTATCCAAGCGCATACACAATCACAATAACGACAGCAACTGGTTCAACAGCAACAGATGGAAACTTTAAAGTAACAACCATTACTGCTGGTACCGGCACAGTAAGTTTTGCATAGTACATTAAATACCGAAGGAAACAATGGAATTCAATGACCTCGTAAACGAGTACAACTTTAGAAAATGCCGTGGTCCAGAAGAAGCAGATGTAGAACAACTTGTAGAAGCATTTGAGTTCTTCTGTGCTAACTACGTCTATATCAAGCATCCAAGTCGTGGACGAATTGAATTTGAGTTACGACCAGCGCAGATAGCAACTGTTCGAGCATGGCTAGGACACAGAAACACGATTGTTCTCAAAGCACGTCAGATTGGCTTTTCTACTCTCGCTGCTGCTTTTGCATTTTGGCTTGCATTCTTTTGGCCAGACAGATTTGTCGTCATGCTTTCCAAGACCGAGCGTGAAGCCGCCAAACTTCTGTCTAAAGCCAAGTACATCTATAAGTTCATGCCACGATGGATGCAATTAGCTGGTCCTGAGCTACTCCAGAACAACGTGCTTAAAATGGCGTTTGATAACGACTCTGTTATTGAGTCTTTGCCGTCAGCAAACGAACCTGCTCGTGGTGAATCCGTATACCTAGCCATCATTGACGAGATGGCGTTCCTTCCAAACCCAGAACAGGCTTGGGCATCTATTGAACCTATTGCCGACGTTGGTGGTCGTGTTATCTGTTTGTCCACGGCTAAGGGCGAAGGCAACATCTTCTACACCCTGTGGCACGGGTCACAGACAGGAACCAACCGATTCCATGGCATTTTCTTTCCATGGTCTGCAAACGGAGACCGTGACCAATCTTGGTATGACGCGCAAGCCCTTGAACTTCCACCATGGCAGCTACACCAAGAGTACCCATCAAACCCAGAAGAAGCCTTTATCCGTTCTGGTCGCCCAGTATTTGACATTGATTCACTAAACCGCTTTGAGACAGAACGCCCAAAGACAGGGTTCAACAAGAAGTCTTCCGATGTCAGGAATTCCTTCATGTTTGAGTCTTCTGGTGGACCTTTGTCCATCTGGCGTTTACCTGAATTTGGAGCAACCTATACGATTGGTGCTGACGTGGCAGAAGGACTTGCTCGTGGCGACTATTCCACAGCCCATGTGATTGACGCTAACTCTGAATCGCGCGAACGACAGCAACCTGTATCGCCAGCGCCGATTGAACCAGAGAAATCCAGAGCAGACGGAGCAGCTTGGTTGGAGAACCACATCGCTGACAAAGCCGTTAGCTATTGACGAACTCAGCGCCAATATTAGAGATGGGGTGTTGCAGATTATGTGCGAATACACCATTGCTGAACTTAAGACCTTCGTCCGGGACGACAACGGCTCAATGCATGGCTCACCCCATGACGACAGGGTTATGAGTCTGGCCATTGCCAACCAGATGCTGAAGTATGTCTGGCTTGCTGAATACCGCCCAAAGACAGACGCTCCGTTTGGAACCCTGAACTACTTTGCGTCCAAGCTCAAGAAACCGACCAAGGAAAAAGAGCGCTACATGATTGGGGAGTTCAATTCCTACTAGGCTATGTAATGGTTTGACCTTATAGTAGGAGATATATGCATTGTTCATCTTGTTCTAGGTCGATTGAGTCAGATAATGACATCAAAAGGCGTCTTTGCTTTAAATGCCACGTAAAAAGTGTCCGATTGGGATTTACCCATGGCAAAGAAGACTTTCACGGCCCAACTATTCGCCAGCGTCAACGAGAGATGGAAGATTCCCCACGGTTTAAGGCCGGAGAGATAGAGAAGGTTCCGGCAAGGAAAGAGTTGATATGAAAAAGAGAATTAAAAATGCTGCAAAGCCTGTTGTCAAAGCGGCAAAGAGTGTCAAGAAAATAGATGTGCCTGCTGAGAAGCAAGCAAAGAAGGACGCCATTAAGGCGGCAAAGTACCAGAAGCCAAAAGAAAAACCAAAGCCTAAGAGCAAGGACAAGAAATAATGAAGAAGCCAAAGTTTGGAGTTGTCATAGCAATTGGTAAGTCACCAATGGGTGAGGCTTACAAGAAAGCCGCTGGCAAATACGCATCAGAAGAAAAGGACAGAGTTCCAAAGGCCAAAATGCCTAATGCTTCTAATGTTGAAAAAGACCCTAAAAAACCTAAGAGCAGAATGCCTATTGCTCCAAAGTCTGGCAAGCCATCAACTAAACCAATGCGCACAGACAAGAAGCTCTAATGAAAAACAAACCAACAATGGAACAAGCCTATGAAGCAGCTGAAAAAGCTGAATACAAAGGCATGAAGAAATCAAAGTTGTCGCCAAAGCAAAAGAACATTGCTTCAGCAGCAGAACCTAAAAACAAAATCACCGGAGCTGATTTCAAAGCTCTCAAGGGAAAGAAGAAGTAACCATGTCATTAGTCCCATCAATAGAATCCGCAACACTCAATGCTGCAGAAGAAGCACTGACACTGACTGCACTAACCGCAGACTCAGTTGTTCTTCAGGTAACCGGTACATTCACTGGCACCATTACATTTGAAGCCTCAGTAGATGGCACAAACTATGTTGCCATTGCAATGAAAGCCTCTACACAAACCACTGCAACGACTCTTGTTACAACGGCTACAGCGGCTGGTGTGTTTAGTTTGAACATTCAAGGGTTGCCAAATTTCAGGGCAAGAATGAGTGCATACACAAGCGGAGATGCGGTTGTTACTGCATCATTGGCAAGGTCGAATAAGTAGTGCCGGGCAACCCAAAGTACACACCAATGAAGTCAACAACGAAACCTGTTTGGGACACAAAGAATCCTAAAAAGAAATCAACTCCATTGACTGCAGCGCAGAAAGCTAAAGCGAAAGCTTCGGCTAAATCTGCTGGTCGTCCATATCCAAATCTTGTTGACAACATGAACGCAGCAAAGAAGAAAAAGAAGTAATGGCAAAGAAGAAACCGACCGTTGAGAGCGCATACAAAAGCGCGGCATGGACTCGCAAAGAAGGAAAGAATCCTGAAGGCGGTTTAAATGCTAAAGGTCGTGCTTCTTACAAAGCAGAGACTGGTGGAACTCTTAAACCACCTGTGTCGGCAAAGCAAGCTAAGAAATCACCAAAAGATGCTGCTCGACGCAAATCATTCTGTGCTCGTATGGGTGGAATGGAAGGACCGATGAAGGACTCTAAAGGAAAGCCAACGCGCAAGGCTCTGGCTCTAAAGAAGTGGGATTGTTAAATGGCTCGTCAATCAAATGCAGACAGACTCGCAAGTTACAGAAAGCGTGTTGATTACGCACGTAACTGGCGTAAGAATGAAAACTACGACAATCTCTGGCAACGGATGATTAACCTTTACCGTGGTCGTCAGTACCGTGGTCAAGCAGTAGGCGACCGTCTACTTGTCAACATTGCTTTCTCCACGATTAACACTCTTGCACCATCAGTTGCTATTGGTCGTCCAAAAATTAACGTGAATCCACGCAGACCAGAAGATGGCGACAAGGCTGTTGTTACTGAATCAATTATTAACTATTGGTGGCAACATTACGAATGCCAGCCACAGTTCCAACTTGCTGTTAAGGACTATTTGATTCTTGGTCATGGTTGGGTAAAGACTGGTTATCGCTTTGTTGAAGAAGAGAAGACCAAAGACATTCAAGACAGCGCAGACGAAGCTGCAGACCCAAACAAGCCAGCAGACGATGTTGAGTCAGAATTCATCATTAGAGAAGACCGCCCATTCTTGGAGCGTGTTGACCCGTTTGACATGTTTGTTGACCCGGATGCAACATCAATGGATAATGCGCGCTGGATTGCTCAGAGAACTCGTCGTCCAATCAAGGACATTAAGAACGACCCAAGATATGACTACTCTGCTCGCAAAGATGTAGGACCTTCGTCATACCAACGTTATGGCGACATCAATACAACTCCAAACTTCTACACCACGAACTCTTATGGTGAAGAAGATGCATACGCAGACATCTTTGAGTACTACGACATTGACACAGGCGAAATGTCCGTGTTCTCTGACTCTGGAGACAAGTTCCTTATCAAGCCAGTCAAGATGCCATATGTGTTTGGTCATCCATTCTTCATGTTGCGCAACTACGACATTCCTGGTTTTTTCTACCCGATGGGTGAACTAGAAGCCATTGAGCCGTTGCAGTACGAATTGAACGAAACCCGTACGCAGATGATGAATCACAGAAAGCGTTACTCGCGCAAGTGGTTAGCCCTTGAGTCTGCCTTTGACGACTTCGGTCGCCAGATGCTTGCTTCAGATGACGACAACGTAATCGTGCCTGTTAAGGGCTCCGAGAACCTGAACAATGTTGTTGTTCCAATGCCAGCACTCATCAACCCACCAGAGTTCTACAACCAGTCAGCTTTGATTCAGAACGACATTGACCGTGTGTCAGGTGTCTCTGAGTACCAGCGTGGAGCAATTCCCGAGACCACGAGAACAGCCCGTGAAGCATCAATCATTGCTGAAGCCGGAAACGCTCGTGTTGCTGAAAAGCTTGTCAACATAGAAAACGCCATCGCCCGATGCGCGGCAAACCTCATCATGCTTGCCCAGCAGTACTTGACTGGCGAACAGACGGTTCGTATCGTTGGCACAGAGGCAGCCCCAGTTTGGTTGACCTTTGACCGTGACTACATTGCTGGAGAATTTGACTACAGCGTAGAAGCTGGCTCAACTGCTCCACGAAACGAAGCTTTCCGTCGAGACATGGCTTTGCAGGTTGTTTCAGCAATGGCACCGTTTGCTCAGGCTGGCCTTGTCAACATGCAAAAACTTGCAGAATACGTACTTGGAACTGGATTTGGAATCAAGAATGCATCAGCGTTCCTAACCCAACCACAAGCCCCAGAAATGCCAGAGGGTATGAGCCCAGACCAGCAAGTCCTTGAAGGACAAGGCTTACCACCCGGTATGACCCCTGACCAAATGGCTCTTGGACAAGAACCGCAACTTCCACCAGGCTTGATTCCAGGCGCACCACTCCAAGGTCCAGGCGGTGAAGTAGGAGCGCCACCGATGGGCGCATTGGAAAGCTTGCCACCTGAATTGCTACAGATTCTGTTAGCTCAGGCGCAACAAGCTCCACCTATGTAATGAAATGGATTACTATATAGGGAATTAAATATTCCCGCATGGAACAACCCAGAAGGACGGACTCCAATGAGTGACATAGAAATTACTGACGCTATAGACGACCAGGTTACCCCCGATGAGGGACAAGTTACCGAAGCAGTTGATGCTGAAGTAGAAACTCCAGAAGTAGAACCAGAACTCTTTGATTACACAGAGGTAGGCGACAAGTTCGTCAAACTCCAAGTGGACGGAGAAGAAGTTTTAGTTCCAGTTAAGGAGGCTCTAGCTGGATACCAGCGTCAAGCGGACTATACCCGCAAGACACAGGAACTCAGCGAACAGAGAAAGAGCATTGAGTACGCCGCCGCTCTACAGGAAGCCCTGCAGAACGACCCAGCGAACACATTGCGCTTACTTCAAGACCAGTACGGAATAACCGCAGAGCCTGAAGAGGATTTGTGGATAGACCCAACTGAGAAGTCGTTGAAGGAAATGGAAAAGCGTTTAGCGACCTTTGAACAACAACGGGCGATGGACGAACTGACCAAGACCATCGACACTCTGCAGAGCAAGTATGGTGACGATTTCAACGCAGATGAAGTTGTAGCCAAGGCCCTCGCTACGGGAGCCACCGATTTGGAAGCAGTCTTTAAACAGGTTGCTTTTGACAAGGTGTATTCCAAGGCATCTGAAGCCAACAAGAAATTGGCCAAAGAACAAGAGAGGCTAGACGCTAAGCGTGGCGCATCAATTG